TATACTCCTGAAGGATTCTTAAGAGTTCAGTTTGGTAATGCAACAGTTACTGCTGACGAACAATTAGCTCAATTTTCAAGAGTTGGTGTACCATTAAGAGTTCAAGATTACCAAAATAATATTGGGCTAGGTAAGACGGTAAAGGCTAATACGACACTGTTTGTCCAATATAGAATTGGTGGTGGAACCGTTTCAAATATTGGTGTTAATTCTATTAACCAAGTTGGTACTGTTAACTTTTTTGTTAATGGGCCTTCAGCAAATATTAATCAACAGGTTGTTAATTCGTTAAGAGTTAATAACGTGACTGCGGCTATTGGTGGTGCAAATCAACCAAACATAGAAGAAGTTAGAAACATGGTAACATTTAACTTTGCATCACAAAACAGAGCCGTAACAGTTAATGATTATTATGCATTAATTAGAAAAATGCCAGGTAAATTTGGTGCACCTGCCAAAGTAGCAATTACTGAAGAAGATAACAAAATTAATATTAATATTGTTTCTTATGATTCAACTGGTAGTTTGACACAATCAGTGTCAAATACTTTAAAAACAAATTTGGCAAATTATCTATCAAATTATAGGATGATTAATGATTATATATCAATCAATGTTGCTCAAGTTGTTGATTTAGAATTTGACATATCTGTTGTGATAGATGGTGCTCAAAATCAGGGAGAAGTTATTACTAGAGTTATTGATAAAGTGCAAACAATAATGAGTCCCGTTTTTAGAGAAATGGGTGGTAATGTTTATATATCCGAATTACGAAGTCAGGTACAAGATGTTCCTGGTGTGATTTCTATTACAGACCTTAAAGTATATAATAAAGTTGGTGGTCAGTATTCATCCTCAGAAACTTCACAAAGATATGTTAATAGTGCAACAAAAGAAATTTTATTAATTGATGATACGGTATTTGCTGAACCTTCACAAATTTACCAAGTTAGGTTCCCAAATAAAGATATTAAAGTAAGGGTTAAGAACTTAAAAACGGTTGATTTCTCTTAATTCATTTACATAGATTTTTACTAAGTTATTTTGAAAATAGATAAATAACTATTTATCTTAAAATATTTTCTATGCCCAAATCATATCGTCTACGTACACAATTAGGTGTTGACCAAACAATCAGATTAAATGTTGAACAGGATTTCGATTTCTTGGAAATATTATCCATGAAATTAACTCAAGGAGATGCTTATACTCGTTTCTGTGCGGACTATGGTGTGGTTGTTGGTCGTGTCGTAGCAAATGGGGGGTATGGAGTACCAAATGCAAGAATTTCTGTTTTTGTTCCTGTTGAAGATGTTGATTTATTGAATCCAATTATATCCTCACTTTATCCATATAAAAGCCCCGCAGAGAAAAATGAAGATGGGTACCGATATAATTTATTACCTTATGACCAAGAATATGGTGGACACACACCTACGGGTACTTTCCCAAACAGAGAAGATTTACTAACAAGACAAGAGGTATTAGAAATTTATGAAAAATATTATAAGTATACCGTAAAAACTAACGAATCGGGTGATTTTATGATTGTGGGTGTGCCATTAGGTATACAGACACTTACAATGGATTTAGACCTATCAAATATGGGTGAATTTTCACTTAGACCTCAAGACTTAGTTAGGATGGGATTGGCGACTTCTGAAGAGGTCAATGGAACTCAATTTTTGGCATCCACAGATTTAGATTCTTTACCACAAATTATTAATGCAAAAAAAGATATTGATGTTTCATCATTTTGGGGAGACGGGTCTCAATGTAGTATAGGAATTACCAGAGCCGATTTTGACCTTAGAGAGTTGGGTGTTGATATACAACCAACAGCAATATTCATGGGTTCAATTATGAGCTCACAGGATACTCAAATGTTAAAGAAAAATTGTAAGCCAAAAACAGAACAAGGTGACTTGTGTGGTATGATAACAGGTCCGGGTGAGATTTTAGCAATTAGACAAACCGTTAATACTGATGTGGATGGTAATCCTATTCTTGAGCAATATAGATTACAAAATAGTGGTAAAGTTATCGATGACGATGGTACGTTTTTAGTTGATGTACCGATGAATTTGGATTATGTCGTAACAAACGAATACGGTGAAATAGTATTTTCTAAAGACCCAAGAATTGGTATACCAACAAATGGTAAGTATAGGTTTAAAATAAAATATCAATCAGAGACAAATGGTCCTACAAGAGAAGGTACTACATTATTTCCAATACAGGGTGAAATACAACGAGGTAATTTTTTAGTACCAAACATTAGGGAATATGGATGGACAGGAACTACCACAGCAAATCCTGGTGTTGACCCCGCATTATACGCATTAGATACTAGTCCACACTACGACCCAAATTTTACTGGTAACACAAATTGGCAATTGTTTCAAAAAAGCTACGCGTTTTCTTTAAATTGGGATGATTATGCAAATAAACAAGCCGCCATAAATTGTGAAGACTTCTTTTATCAGATGAAGTTTAATAAAGTTTATACTACATCACAATTTATTGAAGAATATAGAAAGGGTCGTGGTCGTGCAAGATTTTTAGGTGTAAAAGAAATATTAGACAGGACTTGTGAGAGTGAAAATAATAAATTCCCTGTGAATGATGGTGTTAGAAATTTTGATGCAATATATTTTGTGTTCAATATTTTATTCACAATTTTACAAGTTCCATTAATTATTATCGCTTTTATTTATAGTGCGTTTGTTGGGTTATATCCATTTATAAAAAATGTTTTACCGGTCGTTTTTGCTGGTATTGCTACTTTTCAAATTAACGCTAGCCTCACAGCATTAGCGGTTGGTATTTCTACTGCTGCTTGGGGGGCAATAATTATAGCTTCATTATCATTAATAGCTTGGGGGTTAGTTACATATTTGGTAATTAAAAATTTTAAACAATTACAGAATCTACAATTATACGCGATACCGTTACCTAACTATGCATATCCTGAATGTAATGCATGTGACTGTGGACCAAAAAAAATTAACAACGTATTAGGTCCTGTCGAAGTTTCTAATTCATCTATTTTGGCAAACACAAATCAATATACGATGTATAATGGTGTTAGTGTTTTAGATAATGACGGTGCTGTTGACCAAGATTGGGTAAATAAGTTTGGTTACGGATTTCAAACTACCATGGCAGGAAATCCATTTACAGGAAAAACCGACGGAACCTACAATCAAAATATGGATAGAGGGTTAAGGACTCCTTATTTAAAGGGTTCTGCACAAAACCCGTTTACTAATTATAATAATTGGTCTTGGGATATACCACTATCTGAGAGGATGAATCTATTCAATGTAAAGGCGAAGTTTCACGATAACGGTGGGTATAATCAAATGAAAGTTACTTTTGGTTATACAAATCCAAGTAATAGTTCACAGTTTCACTATGATAATGTTTTAGTGTTATTAGTTGACCCTGGAACTATGGAAAATTTACCGACGGGTCAACTTTTAAGTTTTCAAAACCCAAACGCCTCAAAAGACCCTAATATAACAGGTCAAACAATAGAAAATGGGTTTGGTAATTTTTCAAGTACTGGTACTTCAGCCGTTGGTAACATATCAATTGTTGTTAACTCGATGAACCCAAGTAATGTTAGTGTTAATCAAACAGCGACGTATGTTATAACAGGTTCGACTAATAACGTTAAAGAATATCTTTATCCTTCGGATGTTGAATATTTTCAAATAATAACTGGTCACACCGTTGAACAGTTTCAACAAATATGTAGTCCTGCGGTACTACCACAAACAAGTTATGGTAGTCCAAACAATACATTATTACAAAGATTTTTATTTGGATACCAAAGAATTAAAAAGGGTGGTGGTAACAATCCTGACATTTATCCTGATGATAGTGGGTGGTCAACTACGGGTCCAAATATACAGTTGATACAAGACTATAGAAATCACGAAATTATATTCTTAGCAAGAGGTGTTGACCCCAATTCAGACAAACAAGATATCGAATATGACATGTCTAAACTTTATGGGTATAATTCATTCGGTAATAAAAAAGTGAGGGGTTCTTACTTGTTGAACATTCCTATTCAAAAATATCAGAGTAATACTGATTGGAGAATACCGAGACACAACCAATTTGTGAATAACGGTTCAACAAACTTGAATCAAAATATATTTTACCCATCATATAATTTTAGTGTAACAAATTATTTAGCGTCGTGGACGACAAAGAATCATCTTTATTATTCTGCTTTAGACCAAGTAAATAGTGCGTGGGACATTAACCAAGCAAATTCAGGTCAAGGTTTTGTGAATTCAGGGTATAACCAAGCGATTGCTGCTGGTGGTAATACGTGGAACAGAATGATTAATAATGGTAACGTTAAAGATGGATTCAGAAATGGTTACTTATCCAACGAAGTTGTTGAGGGTGGAACGTATATGGCTGCAGATGGTTCATCTCAAATTGGGTATGACTTTACAAATTACTCTCCGATATACATAAATGGGTCTGCGGGGTCAATGTCTATGTCTAACAGTAATCGTTTGGTTATGAGAACTGACCGTTTACCATCATCAGACGCGTTAGATGGCAGACTTGTTTTACATCAAAATTCAAATTTTTCACTTTATTCGATTAATAGTCCAAGTGAAATTCAAGGTGTAACGGGCAGTTACAATACAGGTACCGATAATTTTTCAGACCCAGCCGATGATTATTTAGAGGATGTTGGAGGTAATTTGAGTGTTAAAATTCAACAAACTTTTTCTTGTGAAGGTATGGTTCCTTTAAAATGTTATTCAGGTGACGGAGAGAATATTGGTGTTAAAAATTTAAATGATGATTGTTACTACTACAATAGAGAAGATAACATTAGGAATATGTATGACGGTTGTTATTACTTGGTTCAAGAACCATTTAAATTTCAAAAAGATTTGTTGTTATTTTCAGAGTGGAAGGCTAGATTCAGATTCAATTTTGCACTTTGTAGAAATGTAATTTCATTAACCTTTGTAAACAATTGGATTAATGGTTCTTTATATATGTATTCATTTCAAAAAGATACACTATATCTAGCACCACTATCGGCTTCAACATTTAATAGTGATGTTACTTATAGATATTGTACGGACACTTTAGTATATAAAGAAACTAATAATTCTTTTTTCTACAGAAGCTCACCTTACAATGGTAATATTTTCATAGGTAAACAATCACCAAGAAAAATAGATAACACACCGTACCCCGATAGTGCTGCGTTGAATAAAAGACTTTTGGGTAGTCCGACTACTATGATTGATTTAGGACCAAGAGACCAATTTGTTCAAGAGATTTCTTTAAATCCTGATTATGAAGGTTTTATTATAGATAAAATACCATCAACATCTTATAATGATACATCTGATTTATTACAATTATTTGTGATAAGTAGATTGACGGATTCTAACTTTTTATCACAACTAACACAATCAGGTGATGCGTCAATCACTCAATTATTCTCAAGAACAAATAGTAGATTAGATGGTGACGTAACACAATTATTAAGTATAAACTCAGAATTTGGTGTTAGTCCATATTTGGGTGACAATTACGGGCAAAGTCAAATTAAATACTATTCAACAGGACAGGGACCTGTTTTAGGAGTATTCTTTTCAGCTAATACCGAAAATAGGGATTTGATTACACCGGGAAGAACAACATTTGAAGACAATACAATTATATATTTGACAAACTATTATGGTTTTGAAGACCAAGAAGTCCCTTATTGGCCTTGGCAAATTCAGAATAATGGTAATTTAATTTTTGGTTCACAGACAAACGATTGGGAAGTAAAAAAGGCAGTACCGAGTCAAATTTACACATACAAGTATCAATCTATTGATAGATTATTGGGTGGTAACATAGCGTCAGGTCAACCAACATTCCCGTCTGAGACTGATGTACCAACATTTGAAAAACCAGGATTTATATACAATTCACAAAGTACTGGTGGTGTCAGTCCTACAATAACTCCTAAATCAACAACAACACCGCCACCACCAATTATTGGTGTTGGTTCACCATACCATTTTTATTTTGGGTTAAGAAATGGTAAATCCGCAATGAATAAGTATATAAACAAATATATATTCAATGAAGAAGTATTATGAGTTTTGATGTAAAGATAGTTAGAAACCAAGATAGGTTTAAAGGTGCTCCTGAACAGGATTACCTTTTACAAATTGCTTTAGAGGAACAAAGTAGAGAAATCATTGAAGGTGATAAGAATGTTTATTTATCACAAGAAAGTCAATTTGAGGAGGAAAGACAATCAAGTAATGTTTTTAGAATATCAGGTAAAATTGTTAATATATTTGATAATGGTATTAGTGGTTTTACATCTTACACGCCATATGGTAAT